CAGCTCCAATGAACTTCGCGGGAATATCAGCAAACTTCACAGTTTACAGTAAAACAGCGTAAGGGGGCGATTGACTAATGAACGGAGTAAACAAAAAAGTTAGGTCTGCCAATCAAGTTCTAATTGTTATCAAAAATAAAGTCATTGGTATTGCTAGTTCTTTAAGAATCGCCGCCGATTTCGCTTTGCAGGATCAAGCAGGTATTGGAGATAATGTAGTAGTAGAGTATGTTCCTGGAATTGCTCGAATTACTGTAAGCTTATCAGGTATCTTACTTATTTCTACTAACCTCGCTGCACAGGGAATTCTCCCTAGCACCTCAGTTAGAGATATTTTAGAAGGTAACGTCTTTGATGTGGGAGTATATAGCTCAATTGCAGGAACTAACACGCCCGATTCCTTATTGATTAAGGCGCTATCATGTATGCCAAGCAGTATGGGTTATTCAGTGGATACTGGTCAAGCTATGAAATACGATCATAGTTTTGTAGCTTTAGATTTAGCGGGAGATTTATTAGGTTAATCAAACAACGGGCGGTTAACACCGTCCGTTTATTTTAAACGGAGAGAGGGTATATTAAGTGGATCATTTAACACAGTCCCAAGAAAAAGAGTTTGATAGTGCTTTCGGTAAAGTAACTTGCAAAATTCCGAGTCTTAAACAACGCTTAGATGTTTCAAAAAGAATGCAGCGGTACTCTGAATCGTTGAATCTCTCGATTAATGATTGGGATTTAATAGAAGTTATGGCCCTTTTAGATGTTGTAGTTAGTGCAGCTCCCAAAGAGTTTATAAAGGACAAGAGTACTAACGGATGGGATTATGACAAGTTATTTGACCTTGAAGCTCTTATTTCTCTTGGACAAGAGGTTAGAAAATGGTTAGACTCTTTTCGAAAGCCAGTACGAGGAGAACAAGATCCAGTGGGCGTATGATGACTGTCGAAGCGTTCAATATGCTTATCGACTTCAGTATAATATTCCTAGAGGGCCATTAAACGAATTTGAAAACTTAACTGAGTACGAGCTTGAATACGAGTTAATTCTCAGAAAAGAGCATGCTGAATTCTTAAATGACATGACATCTGATGATTCTATCGATCTTGATAAAGGATCATTTGAAAGGAATATGCGTACTGATCCAAAACTATACGCGGATATGAAGAAAAGAATTGAATCGGGTGAGGAAATGCACATTACTTTACCAGATGATTCAAATGCCCCAAGATACTCAATGCGGTATGCAGTTAAACAAGAACCAACTCAAGAATCAGATTTTGAAATAGTTAATCCTAAAGACGTTTTTGGTAGAATGTTTGGGGGTGGATAAACTTGCCCGATCACCGTATAGGAATTAGTTTAGACGTTAGACAGGGACAAGCAGTGGACCGCCTTCAAAGAGACTTTCAAGGCGTAGCTTCTTCAGCTCAAAGAATAACTGAAAGGTTCCGGGAACTTGACCAAGCTTCTAGGACTATGACATCTAGAGGTTGGGGAAGTGAGCAATATACTCGTCAACTTAGAGACCAGTTAGGTTTAGTAGAGCGCATGGCTAGACTTACTGAGCGTCAGGCACGACTTGCGGGAAATCCCACTGTTCAAGCTCAAATGTCTGGCGTGAGAAACGATATTCGGCAGTCGTACGGCGATGTAAGCGCGGTCCGGGGTGCAAGTTCACCGAATCGAAATGATCAGCTTAGAGAGATAGCACAGATGGCTGGAGCAAGTGCTGTCGCAGCTATTGGACTCAAGGGTATATCAGGAATGTATAATGGTTACAATGCTAACGTACAGCAACTACCTGCATTCGCTAATATGGGTAAAACAATGACTCGTGGTGGCGGAGATATGAACTGGGCACAGAGTATGCTTAGATCAGGTCAAGGATATGGATATACAAATCCTGAAATATTAAGTGGCGCTCAAACAATACAAGGAGCCGCAGGTAAGTCTAAAGATTTCTTCAATCAGATTAAAGGTGTAGCTCAGTTTGGAAGATCAAATGGATTTGATTACGGACAAGCTGCAAACTACTTTAGTGGTTCGTATAAATCAGGTGTTACAGGCGGATCAACTTCCCAAATGAATTGGCAACAATACGCGGTATTAGTTGCTAATACCGTTAATGCTGGAAATATGCAAGGTAAGAACGGTCAAGTTGTCGAAGCACTTCAGAGCTTAACTGCGATTGCTCAACAAAATATGGTTAATGCTCCAGATCAAAATATGTTAGGTGGATTATACGCCACTGCAACAAAGGGCGGTAATCAAGCTCTTATTAACCAACTACCACAAACTATGGCCCAGTTTGATCAAGGAATACAAAGTCCTGGATTCGGTGCTATGGGCCAAGCGGCAATGTTTAGATTAATTGCTCCTGGAGCTTCTTATGCTCGGGCTAAGATCATTCAGTCTCAAGGTGCTTTCGGTTTAGGTGATAATAACAAGACGAACTTCGAGAACGTCATGACCGGTGCTGAAAAGATGTTTGGGAATGATGAAGATTCTAAGAACCTGTATGAAGGACAGATGTTAGGAATTAAGCCTTTAATGATGAAAGCACTGAGAGAGCAGTACCTTAATAAAGATGGTACATTTAATTCCACGTTGTTTAGTAAGAATCAAGAAAGTCTAAAATCTCAACTTTCTCCCTTAGACAAAACTCTTCAAAACACTGTAAATCCAGCTCAAGCGCAACAGGGACTTACTTCCAATGTTGTTGATGCAGGCCAAGGATTAAATAATGCGGTCTTTGGAAACGCAGTTGGTAACATTGGAGCTGCAGGATTGGGCGTATACAGTGCAGGTAAAATCGGAAAAGCAGCTTTAGGAGTTGGTAGGGGACTATTAACACGTGGAGTAGTTACAGCAGGGGCCGGAGCAGTTGCAGCCGCAGGCGCTGGGGGACTTACATCTGGAGGAGTACTTGCAGGGGGAGCAGCACTTGCAGGAGCTGAAGCATCTACTGGTATAGGAATACCTTTAGCAATAGCTACTATAGGAGGAGCAATATTAACCGCAGGTGGTATATGGGCGTACAATAAATATAAGAAAAGTAAAACCTCTCAGTCAGCTCCTTCAAATTCCTTAACTGCTTCATACGATGAAGAATCTGATTCTGGTAGTAGTTCTGGATCATTTGATTCAGCTAAAGCTGCAACTCAGACGGCCGCTATCTTAATGTCATTACGGCCTTGGGCAAATCAGATTCAAGGTTGGTTTGGTGGTTCAGGTGCTACTCCCTCATCTACAAACTCAAATCCTGTGATTGCAGTACCCACTCAATTAGGTAATGCAGCTTCAATGTCAGGAAGTAGGGGTGTTCAATTACTTAGCTCAAAAAGTAGCGGAAGCTCAAGTGGGGGTAATCGTATAACAGGAAGAAGTGGTGGAGTAGCTCCAACTAATGTTCCTTCTAAGTTTTGGGATGCAGCAGTAGCCGCAGGTAATGCAACAGGAGTTGACCCTATATTATTAGCAGCTATCGGTCAGCATGAGACTCAGTGGGGAACTAACCCTAATAGCTATCCAGGATTCTCAATGGGATACGGTGATTATGGCCCTGGACCGAATAACAAAGAATGGAAGTATGGAGACACTCCAGGTGAGTTTACTAATCAAACATTATCAGCGGCTAAGCAAATATCTGGTTACATGAAAGGTAAACCTGTCACGAAGGATAGTTTGAACGACTTTATGAACAACAGTTGGAAGCCTGGAGATAGAAAGTGGGCAGATGGTGTCTGGAATAGCTATCAATCTTTAGGAGGAACGGGTGGAGGTGCTCAAGTATCGCTTAATGTCCCGAAATCAATTAATATTCAGTTATTAGATTCCAATGGAAATAATCGTGGAAGTGGCATGATTCCGCTAACTGTCCGAGCAACTTATAACGGTTTACAAACTCAGTAATTAAGGAGGTCCTATGACCATGTTTACTGTAAAAACGTATGCTCCTAAACTATCAGTTATAGCGTGGCATGGGGCCACTGTTTATGACTTAACTCCTTATATCCTTCAAGTTAACACTCATAAAAGTTTAGCTGAACCTATGGGTCAGTGGTCGTTACTTCTCACCATGGAGAAGTCGTGGCATAGAATTTTATCTAACATGGATTACGTTGAAATAAAGATGTCTCGTACTGGTGACCCTAAGTTCATAATGCGCGGATTCGTGACTAATAAGCGTAGGACTAAGGTCATTGACCGTTCTGGTAAAATACGAAGAACAATTACTATAAATGGAAACGACTATGGTAAATTAGTACAAAAATATGAAGTCTATTATGTTGCTAATATACCAGGACAACTTACTCCCAGTTCTGATGTTAATCCTGGTCCTCAAATTACAGGAACTGAAGCGCAGACTAACTTAGGAATACTTCCAAATATGAGTGATGCAGTAACTCCTCTGAATAAATTAATTCCTTCAATCATCGAATCGACAATTACCCCATGGATAAAAGCAATGCAAGCAGAAACTCCAAATATTCCTCTACTTAGACCTTTAGTGCAAGTTTTAGACGATTATGCATTAAGCTGGATCACTCTTCAGTCGATGTCAGGAAGTATTGCTTCAGTCATAGACCAATATGCTAACCTTCCTTGGTGTGAATGGTTTGTATTTGATGCTCAAGATGGCCCTATTATCATGCATAGAAACACTCCTTTCAAGGATAAAAACGGAAAATACATTTTTGCTGAATCAGCTCTAGGTACTGAATGGTGGCCTTCAGTTACAATTATCAACGAAGATATTATTGAAGACGATATGGGTTCGTCTGATGCAGAAACTTATGATTACTTCTTTACTTATCCCTCCCTATTTACTCAAGGTGACTTAGAGTATAAAGCAGCTATTACTTCCGGTGGTGATATGTTTGGTAATGGTACTGATGCTGAAAAGACGGCTAATGAAGGTGACGATAGTTTCCCCTCTAACCCAAAGTTTAATAAGGCTTATATCTATAGATATGGTCTGCAAATAATGTCTAAATCTTCTCCTGCAATTCCCGTACTGAATTTCGGAGTTGATTCTCTACAAGTGCAGTTATCAGTAAAAATGAACATGTGGCTGTACAAAGCATATGGGTGGGCTCCTGATATGCTAAATGGTACTTTAAGACTAAAAGGTGACCCATCTATCACAATAGGTAGATACTTGTTTAATCAAGACTCCCTCGAGGAAAGCTATATTGAGTCAGTAGACAATATTTTCAGTGTGTCTCAGCTTGATTCAAAAGGTAATGATAGTACTTTTTATTACGAAACTACAGTTGGTGTAACTAGAGGACGTTACGCAACCGATCCTTCTTCGGGATCTTTAGACCCTTCGGCTTTAAGTCGTTCTTTATCTTTACCTGTAGTAAATAATAGTTCAAACTACGGAGATTCTCACCAATCTGACTCAATAGATTATACCGATCCTAACACTGATCAATCAGATAAATTAAGCTCTCCAACTAATGATGGTTGGATTAGCCCTAGTCCTGCTAATACTTCTCCAGATGCGTCCGATGATAAATCATTTATAGACTACTTACTAGGTAAGGGGTATGTTCCTCCAGTTGTTAAAAGTCCACTTAAATAGACAGGAAGGTGTTATTATATGTTCCATAATCCTTACTCTAATCTACCACTAAATACTGTAGTACGTCAGTCTTCAGTACAAAAGACTAAGCACACTTCTACAAGGAATTCTAGTAATTTGTATAGTGGGAAAGTAATTGGAGTTAGAGACGGAACCTCAGTAGATGTTAAGTTATTTAGTGGTGACGTATTGAGAAATGTTAGAGTACTATTAAATTCTGCAAGTACAGTAGCAGGTTTTAGGTATTTAGCGTCAATAAAAAATGTAGCTCCTGTTGATACTTCAGAAGGTACTGATGATAGTGGGAGTTTGTCCCATGAATCGGACATAATAGCTATTATTGGATTTTTAGATGGTAATTGGCAAACTCCGCGAGTAATAGGATTTGACTTTCCTCTCGATTCTCAGCTACATTTAGACGAATCAGGACTTTCCGTCAATAGCCACGAATCGGGTGTATATACCGTGATAACTAAAGGTGGTCACCATGAGACTCATTATCCTGATGGTTCTTACATCATTTACGGTCCTAATGAAGCTTCCAAAGATATGACAGCTATAAAAGGTAGAGGTAAAAATTGGTCACCGGCAACGACAACTACGCATGGTATTTTAACGATTAACCTAGCTCAAGGGCTTATTATTCAAGCTAAGGAAGGTGTATTAACGCTTAACGGTAAGAGAGTAGCAGTATCTGGTGATGCTGTATCGACTCCTAGCGGACCAGGTGTTATCGTGTAAGGAGGCAGTTTTTCATGTCAGATAATGATCATGTTTCATTCAGATTGTCAGGTGGCGGAGAAGGGATTAGCTTAACAATGCCGATTAATCCTGATCAAATTCAGATAACTTCTCCAGCTCGTCAGACTACAACTCAAACAATGGGAGGAATTTACAAAGATATACTTGGTATAGGAGTAAGATCATTAACTATTCAAGGCAGTACTGGATGGAGAAAGAGCGCACTTACAGGGTTAAATGGTCAAGAAACCGCTCAGATATTGTGGAGAATCTACGAAGAATATTATAAGAGAATAGTGACCACTCCGGAAGTTGAACTTCTTTTTATTGACGATATTGATGGGTATAGTTTTAAAATAACAATGGATGATTTTCAAACGTCTCGTAACAAAGCTGAACCGTTAATTATCCGGTATTCGATTCCCATTACTTTACTTCAAGACATGAGTAATCCCAAAGCACCCTCTCCTGACATTCCAGTACAGGTAGCTTTGGGAATATCGTCAATTGTAGCAAAAAGTACTTCAACAGTTGCAGCGGTTGCAGAAACAATTAAACCAGATCCGATACCTTACACAGTGGTATCAGGAAATACTTTATGGAAAATAGCAGATATGTTTTATCATGACGGTTCTCAGTATCCCCTAATAGCTCAGTTCAACAATATTTCTTCTCCATATACTATATATCCTGGTCAGATTATATTAGTACCTTATAGATAGGAGGTAATATAATGCTTTATAACTACCCTTTCATTTATGAGTCAGTTAGATTACTTCCAAGTCTTTTGGAAAGTATTTATTTGTATGATTCAACCTCTTGCCATATTATAGTCAAGATACTATCTGCGGGTATGACTACGTGTGACTTATTGACTATTGATGCTCCTACTGTATCTGATAAACTATTATTGAACAATCTTTGGCAGGCTTTTTGGGAAGGTCATGTAGCCTTTTATAGAGTCGCAAGCACTACGAATGGAACCAAATTACTCACAATTAGTGCATCTTCAAGAGACATTCTATTAACTTTCTCTTCTTGGGATCCTATTATGCAACTAAGTCCTTTTTCTGATATCGGAGACTCATTTTTAAACTTATTACTGGGGGTGTCGGCATGAGTCAATACCTAACTTATGTCGTGGCTCAAGGAGACACGATTGAAACAATATCCCAGTCACAACTGAAGATAAATGTTTCGAGAGCTATTATATCCCTTAACACTTTGCGTTACCCGTTTATCAGTGATGATCCTATAGATCAATATTCGTCTGAAAAAGGTAAACTTCAAATTATTTCAACTATAAGTAGTTCTTCAGTCACTTTAGGGAACATTCAAAGCTTAAAAGTTATTCCTCTGGACACACTATTTTTAAGAGACTTCACAACTGGATATTATGAATCTGTCATTATTAAGAAGTCAACGATTAACTTGGATGGTACTATCACGTTAGAGCTTCAGACACCTTTACAGAAATCTTACACACGTTCCGCTATAGCTTCAGTATTTGTTAATCAGCAAACGGTTACGACTAAAGTTTTGAAGACTGGTGATACTATCTATCTTCCCGCAACCATCGGTAATATTGTAAGTGCTAATCTAGCTGTCTCTAACATTTATGGAACAGATATTTATTTGGACAAGGATGGTTTTCTTGAAAGAGTAAATGGAGACCTTAAAACGATCTCAGATATTGAGAACGTAGTCCAAGCGGTAACAATGAGGTGGAGAACTCCGATGGGTCAACTCCCTGGAGATAATACTTACGGTAATAGAGTATTTGAAGTGATCGGAGAAAGTAATCAGCCTTATTATCAGACGTTAGCCTTATCATTCGCAAGACAATCCGCTTTATCTGACCCTAGAGTAGCTGACATAATAATGCCTAATTTTATATCTAAGCTTGATGCTGTAGAGTTATCTGGGGAGTTAAAGGTGATTAACTCTAACAAAAATATGTCCATTTCTGCTAATATACCAACAGGAGGTACATCTTAATGACTTATTCTCCACCTAATGAGAACCAGACCCTTGCAAATATGATTAATACTTATACAGCTCTGACTCCGACCGCGGACGATCTTAATAGAGGTTCGGTGATAAGAGGACTATTTACAGCATTTGCCGTGGAACTTAAAAGATTTTACAGTAGCCAAGCTGAAAATGTAGTTACTTCGCAGCGTGAGGCAGGATATTCAATGTTTGATTTTCAGCTCCTACAGCCAAAGTCAGCTTATACACTCGCTCAACTTTCAGTTCCAGTTGCTCCGACTTCCAATGTTGCTATTCCTTCCGGGATTATTGTGTCAAAGAAAGGAACTACAATACAATACAAAACTACAGGAAGTTATACATGGCCTTCTGGAGCTACTTCAGCAAACTTAGGTATTGTATGCACTCAACCAGGTAAAATTGGAAATACTCAACTTGGTACAATAACCCAACTCAACTCTAGTATAAGTGGACTGACTAATGTTTTAGTCACAAATACAAAAGCTGTGATTAGTGGAGCAGACTTAGAAACTGAAAGTGAGAGAGCTGAGAGGTTTACTGACTTTCTAGCATCGGTCCATAGAGGTGATATAAATTCCTTGCAATACGGAGCAAAACAAGCTAAACTACTCGATGAATACGGGTACGTTATAGAGCGTGTTATGAAAGCTCTCGTAATTGAAGGTAGTGGATTTAATACTATCTATGTGGATAATGGAACCTACGATACCTCATCCAATTTGTTAACGCAATGTCAGAAGTTAATAAATGGTTATGTAGATACAGATGGGTCTTTTGTAATTGGATACAAAGCCGCAGGAATACCTTCAACTGCTTATATAGCCACAAACCAAACACAAGTAGTAGCGTTATCAGTGACTCCCTCTCCTGGATATACTTTAGAAATGTTGAGTACTGCAATTAGTACTGCAATAGCAAACTTGATTCAATCTTTAAACATAGGTGATACTCTACTGGTGAAATCAATTGGTCTGGTAGTAGGAAGTATTACAGGAGTTCTAAATTACGTTATAACTACGCCTGCTTCTGATGTTATTCCAGGTACAGGCATACTGCTTAAATTATCAGGGAGTCCCCTAATAACCCTTTTGTGATAGGAGGACAGATATGATTGAACGTTATCTTAAAAATCTACCTCCCGCAATTAATCAAGATCCTCAGGTAGAGAACAGTCTTTATATTACGTGTACTGAGGAGTCCACAATCGTCATAAAACGCGGCATGATGATCGTATCCGGCATAGGAGTATATGACTTAGCAAGTAACACTTTAGACAGCTTAGCCGCGATTCTGAACGCTCTCACGACATTTAATTGTACAGTCACTCAGTATCCTACGATGTCTGCATTATCTCTGATGGAAGGGACATATCATACACCAGTTTTACTTCAGTCTTTTACCTCAGTTTTATGGCAAATATCAATGACCGTTTCACAACAGTTAAACGACATAGACAAAAATACAGCTCAGTCACAATTTCAAATAACTCCTTCAACTGCAACTGATCAGTGGCTTGAGAATATCGGAGTATTTTATGGAGTAACAAGTCAACAGAATGAACCAGATGAATTATACTCCACTAGGATAATCGACTTCTCTTTATTTCCTAGATTAAATAATATTGCAATTCAAAAGGTTCTTTATGATTTGGGTTATTCGAGTGACGTACTTGACACTGACCCAGGAGCATTTAAAGTAATTATTACATTACCTACTTCAGCTCCGCAAGGTTATATTTATACACTTGATACACTGAGATCAATGATTCAAAATTTAAAAGCTTCTGGAGTAGGAGTTACAATTACCCTGCAAGGAATTATGTCTGATACTGTTCATGTTACTGAGTCTTTAGACGTTACATTAAAATCAAAGTATTGGACTTGGGGAGATTTTATTTGGGGTGAATTTAATTGGTAGGAGGTGTATAAATGAAAGTAAGGTCTGGTACTAAAATAACGGATAATGTTATTGTGACACTTACTGATTCCATTACAGGTAAAGAGCGTGCATTCTCTTCTCATAATTTAGCACTTAATTATGCAAATTCAGCTTTTGCTCAATGGATAGGCGGGAAGAATAATTTAGGTTATCAACCTGTTTCTCCCCCAACTCAGATACAATTAGGATCAGGGTCAGGAACTCCTAGTGTAACTGACCCTGGTTTATTTACTCCAATAGCAGGTACATTGTTCCCATTCAGTTACAATCAACAAAATTCGCCTGTTTCTGGAACTACTACTTTTATATTCCAAATTCCCTCAGGTATCGTATCAACTCTAGTGACTGAGGTACTGTTTAGAGATACTTCAGCAAATCCGTGGTTTCATACGATGCTACCCGTTCCGTTTACTCCACTTATTACAGAAAATATCACAATTCAATGGAGCATTACTTTTAGTGCGTAAGGAGGTGCAAAGATGGGTCTTTATACAGTATCAGGTGGAACAACAGGACGTCCGTCAGACTTAGACCAAATCATAGATGCGTTAACCGGTAAAAATGACGTTGGTCAGATAGTGTTCTTTCAAGCTCTAACTGTACCAACTGCTCCTTCGGTTGCGGTTAATGCAATTACGGGAGTTTTGAATGGAAACTATCAATATGCAGTATCGTTTATTACCGGTTACGCTAATTCATCTGGCGGAGTTACTGATCAAGGAAACACAAGCGGCGGGACGGCGAGTGCGACTGTATCTCCAGCAACTCAACAGGTTAATCTGACTAACATTCCTGTCGGACCTCAAGGAGTTACAGCTAGAAATCTTTATCGAACTAAAGCTGGAGGAACTACTTTTTATTTCCTTCAACAAATAGCTGACAATGTAACGACTTCATGGACTGACAATGTAGCTGACGCGAGTATTACAGTTGTTATGCCTTCGACGAATACAACAGGAACTAAATTAGTAGGTGATGGCTCCTTACTCACCAATCTGCCAGTAACACCTTTATCAAGTACAACACCAACCTCTGAAACAGAAGGAACGACTGGAGCAGTAGGTACGGGTACAAATGCCGCAAGAGAAGATCACAGACACGCAATGCCAGCAACGTATACTCCTTCGGCGCACAAATCTTCTCATGCCACAGGAGGGGCTGATACTTTAAGTCCGTCAGATATTGGGGCAGATGTGGCAGGCGCATCGGTGGCAGCAATAGTTATTGCTGAAACATATGCTGATACTAAAGATGCTGATCATGTAGCAGCAGCAGATCCACACTCCCAGTATGCCTTCGATACTGACTTAAGTAACCTAGCTGGAGTAGGGCGAACGACGGAAACGGTGAAGGGGAATGCCGATGCCCTTACTGAACATCAGGCGGATTATGTTCATCAAGCAAGTAAAATATATGCCTATAAAAACTTTGGAGGTGCTTTATAATGCCAGCAAATACAACGCCAATTTTCCCATTAACGCCCAAAGTCAGTTGGGGAACCGTGACAACCGCAAATACAGCCAAAGATGGTACAGGAACGGTAGTAACTATCTTTACGTCAGGGGCAAACGGTGCAAGGATAGATCAAATCAAAGTAAGAGCATTAGGAACTAATGTGGCAACCGTGTTGAGATTCTTTATTAACAATGGTTCTGATAATGCTGTAGCAGCTAATAATTCGCTTATCCACGAGCAAACTATCGCAGCCACAACATTGTCCGAAACAGCTATGCTCTTGGATAATAATATTAATATTACGGTAAATACAACAGAAACGGTAGTGCCGATTCCCTACTTGCCAGCAGGGTACAAAATCAATATTGCAATAGGAACTACGGTTGCAGCGGGATTACAAGTAACGGCACATGGTGGTGATTATTAATGTTTGAGGGTTTTGTAAAACCTAAAAAGGATGCTGGTGGCACTAACACAGGTGATGCGACAGCTACAGCGGCAGATATTCAGAGTGGAGTAACTGCTTATGTAAAGGGGGTAAAGGTAACAGGGACAAGCACGAAGAAAAAATGGGCTACTGGTATAACATCATCTATTGCTGGTAATACTGCGGTAACCATTAACAACCTGGACTTTACACCGAGTAAGGTTACTATGCTTGGATGGAGTAGTAATATAGGAAATGGGGCTACCGCATCTGAATTTATAACTATGACTAGCGGAAGTGCAATAAAAAACCCTGCGTATGCCACAAAGGGTGCGGTATCTGCATCTATATCCTCTGATGGTAGCTATACGAGTTCAGACGGTTTTGTCGGATTCTATGATACAAACGATACTTCAATTAGTATCATTCCTAATGGATTTAGGTTTAATGCCCCAATACTCGCTAATTATAGTTACACAGTATCTTTTACATGGTACGCAGATGAATAGGAGGGCTAAGAATGGCACAAGTAGGAAGTTTAATAATCTATGATGATAACGGTAAAATATGGGCAGTTTTCCCCGATGCCGAAGGTAATGTTTTGCCGCATGAAAAACCCATTGGTTTACCCTATATTGAAACTGCATTTGGAGAACTAAACGGGAAAAGAGCGTTGAGCGTAGATGTTGCAAACGGAACGCTTGTTACCGAGGATATTATTATTCCGTTAACACCTGATCAGCAAAAGATCGTCGATTTAGAAAACATATTATTAGAAAGTGAGGGATTGATTTAATGCTTATTAAACAATATTTGGTGGATATTCTGGTAAAGAAAATTAGAACTCGGGAGATTAATCCTAAAACTGGCGAAACATTCAAGACAGAGGACATCCTTATTTCTGAGTATAAAACCGCAGTAGAAAATGCTTTGTTGGCGTTAGAGGGAGTTATCTAGTTAGTAGACATTTGACGAATTATGTACATTAACACGCAGTTATGCGCATAAATATTTGTAAGCAACCCAAGCCCCATATCTTGGTATATAATTACCTCATTGGGGGTGGTTATAGTTGGTGAGGCAAGCGGTCAACATAACCTTAGATCCGGAGGTATACGCCGAGTTTTGCAAGTACGCCGGCAAGAAGGGAATCAGAGTGTCGCCCTGGATTAATGCAAAGATGGAGGAGTTTATCGAAGAGGAACGAGCAGCCGAAGCCGAGAAAGAGGCAAACAAAAAGAGAAGGTAAGGGCACCCTACGGGGTGTCTTTGCTTATGGAACAAAAGGGAGGGGATTACCGCGAGAAGTTATTTGGATATAATTATTGATTTAAAAGATGGATTAAAACCAGATTACGAGGAAGTAAGGCTCGCTTGTTTGATGGCAAATGATTTACTTTTCTTTGCGGATCAAGACATAAAGAGACTCACAGGATACGGTACAGATAAGGAAAAGGATGATGTAGTATCGAGGCTCACAAAGTCTTCCTATGAAGGTCGATTCTATGCCAAAAAGAAGTCCCCAGAAGAATATTTAGGTAATCACCATCCTGATCATCCTGATCAGGAATCATTTCTCAGTACGACATAAAACCAGCTCTAATCCCAGAAGGACATCCTGATCTACAACAAAAGATTAAGTTATTTTTAACAGGTAAAAAATTAGAGGGACTAAGTAAGTTAACCCTTGATAGTTACAAACTAGAATTAAGGATCTTTTCAGAACATATTCAAAAAGCTGCGGACGATATCACAACTTCAGACATTCGTACCTTTTTAGGAGAATTTGATCATTTAAAACCCTCGTCCGTGTCGAAAAAGTTATCAGTACTTAAAAGTATGTTTAGTTGGTTATCAGGAGAGAAAATAATTGCTTGTGACGTTACCAACCGCATCAAACAACCAAAACAAGAACAGAGGGTTCGAAAGGCTTTGACAATCGAAGAACTGGAAATGATTAGGGAAGCATGTAGGACACCTAGAGAACGTGCCTTAGTGGAGATGCTTTATGCAACAGGTGGCAGGCTTTCTGAGATTCAACGAATGAACAGACAAGACATTGATTATCAAGCTATGTCAGTCCTAGTAATTGGTAAGGGAGATAAAGAAAGACCTGTTTACTTTTCATTTAAGGCAATGTATCATCTTAAGAAATATCTTATGCGCCGCTCCGATAACGAACAAGCTCTATTTATAACTGAACGAAGGCCATATAGGAGATTATCAGATAAGGGCATACAAAGAGAGGTTAAGATAGTAGCTGCTCGTTCAGAGGTAACTAAAAACGTACATCCTCATATCTTTCGACACACTTTTGCAACCTTATTGCTAAATAATGGTGCTGACTTAGTTGCAGTACAGAAGTTATTAGGGCATACTGATCCTTCGACAACTCAGATATATGCTTCTATGACTGATGAAAGATGCAAACAGTCCTATAAGCAACACTTAGTTCAATAATTAACGGGTTTCAAACGAAAGGGGCGAGTAGCCAGAAAGCAGGGAGACATATGTCAGGAAATAACGGTCAATGTGTGGTAGGAATTCCTTGTGCAGTTGTTCAAGTTCTTGAGGAAAAAATTGATACTCAGGAGGGAAGGATAGCTAAGATGGAAGATGCAATTGAAGCACTCAGAAATAGACTTCCATTATGGGCAACTATGGCATTTACAGCTTGTGGAGCTATTATTGGTTTCCTTGCTAATAGATTAGTTTAAGGAGGTATAGTTATGCCAATTAGCGTATTGAATGCGGGACATGGAGATATTGATACTGGAGCAGTAGCCAATGGTTTGATCGAACGTGACATAAATATGAGCGTGGCTGTTATTGCTAAGAGGTTAATGGAGTATAATGGAATTATTGTTCCTCCTATTATTAGCGGGTCTAATCTTAATGAAGTAATTCGCAAAGTCAATGAAATCCACAAACAAACTCCGGTAGATATCGCTCATTCCATTCATCATAACGCTGGCGGCGGGGACGGCTCAGAAACCATTCACTCGGTTTTCTACGGAAAGGCTACAGAGTTCGCAAAAATACTTGAGGAAGAGTTTGATAAGTTAGGACAGAATCGACACGGGAACGGCTTTGTTACCAAGCGTAGTAGTGACGGAATCCATGATTATCATGGATTTATTCGCAGCACAGACCCCTCGGCCATTATTTCGGAATTCGCCTTCATTGATTCTTCTGACTATACGGCAATAGATGAGTATTCAGAACAGTACGCCGAAGGAGAGGCTATAGCTAAAGCTCATTGTAGGTTTTATGGAATAACATACAAAGGGTTGAAATCAGAAAAGGAGAATAAAGCAGTGAATATTGTAGTTGTTATTTTTAGTTCTGATGATTACTCGGTTGGGAAAATTGCTGCCGATCAAAATGGCGGATGTGCTATATTTAATCGTAATAGAAGTGCAGCAGTTCATCCAGATGCAATGGCGGCAAAGAAACCTATTGTTATTGGCGGGCCTAAAACTGGTCATCCTAATGAAGTTTATTGGTCAGGAGACCATGCTGAGGATACTGCTCAAGCGGTACTAACTGGATTGAAAGGAGTGTATTAAAGTGAAAGAGAAAATGAAAAAACCTTTATTTTGGGCTTCTATTCTTGGAGCTGCAAAGCTCTTTAGTGATTCTTTAGGTTACACTTTTATTACGAATGAACAAGTCAATATCATTGCGGATGGTATAGCTGCATTGATTACTGTAGCAGGCGTTGCAGTATCTCATGATACTATTAAATAGTTTTTTTAAAGTGCAAGGCTCTTAGCTTTTTATAGCTAGGAGCCTTAATTACGTCAATGGAGGATATTCTTTTTTGTCGATATATGAATGTAAAAATTTGTATACTAACTAAAGTTACTATGTTATAATATTAACGAGTAATAAAAAAACTATTTGAAAACTAAAAACAAACTAGGAGGATGGTAAAATGAGTCACGTACTAGCAATAGCTCAGCAAAAGGGCGGAGTTGGAAAGACTACCACCGCTTGTAACATTGCGACAGTATTAGCCAGACTATCTAAAAGTGTTGTCCTTGTTGACTTTGATCCACAAGGTAACGTAGCTTTAAGCTTTAACATTGACAAACGTAGTTTAGGTAGTAAGACTATTTTTGGACTAATCGTTGGAGAGACTAACTATTCAGACACTATTATTAAGACTAAATATGGAGTGGACATTATTCCTTCCAACATTGAACTTGCTGATCTCGACGCTACGCTTGAGGACTTTAAACACATATTTCCTCAGCGTGAAGAGGTTCTAAAAGATATTTTGGAGCCTTTACAATGCGTTTATGATTATATACTTATAGACCTTCCTCCTTCATTAAACAATCATACATGGAATGGACTAACTGCCGCGGACGAGGTTCTTATCCCTGTACAATGTGAATATTTCGCCACTGACGCTATGATAGAGCTTATGTCCACAATATCAAAGGTTAGAGAAAAGTATAACCCTTATTTAGATATTCTTGGTGTTATCGGAACTATGTCAAACTGTAGAACAAACGATGGTTCGATTGCTCTTCATGAAATGCGGAAGTATTGTGCCGATCGCCAAATAAAGATGTTTGATACCGTCATTAATCGTTCAGTAAGGTTTAGTGCGTCTCAGAGAGCTGGAATACCCACCGTGGCTTATGCTCCGAATAACTTGATAGTTCAAGATTATGAGAGATTAGTACAAGAAGTCTTCTTTTGTTCGGAGGAAGTCAATACTGCACACGCTGAACCTGCCGAACGTTCAGAGAAAAAATCTTTGTTTAAGACGATCAAAAATCGTCTGTATACGAATACTCACAAATGACATTCAAACTCCGCACAACCGTCATTCTGCTTGTCTCTTAAGACATTTTGAGAGCATCATGAAATAGACATTGTTAGTTAGACGATAACTTATTCCAATCTTCTCCTTTTTATGTTGACTTATAACATATTACGTGTTAATATGTATATGTGATCAATTAATAAAAAGGAGGCAACACAAATGCTGAACATTGCATTAAGTAAACCACAAAAGCTGACAAACTGCACAGAGTCCCTGTTCGTTAGCTTTCAATATGACTATGCTAAAGTTGCTAAAATAAAGAGTCTTCCAATCAGACACTATCAACCTGACAACAAGAGTTGGGAAGTACCTGTAGTAGACTTGGACAAAGTGTTAGCATTATTCAGTGATGAAGAAATAACCCTGACAGGCAAAATGAGCCAAAATGTCTCAGCTCTGAAGAAGCTAGTTATCTCTTTAGAAGTGAATAATTTCAACTTTAAGACGAAACCGTTTGATCATCAAATCGAAGGTCTGTCTTATGCGGTAGATCACCAGAGCTTTCTACTAGGTGACGAGCAAGGGCTAGGTAAGACAAAACAAGCTATCGACATTGCAATTGCTCGTAAAAATCAAAACCATTTCAAACATTGCCTCATCGTATGCGGAGTAAACAGTTTGAAGCATAACTGGATGGGAGAAGTTAATACCCACAGCAACGAAAAAGCACGAATAGTCGGGTCAAAGCGTAATTCAAAAGGTCATATCGTAGAAGGGTCAATGAAAGAACGTCTCGAAGACCTCCAAAGATTGAACATTAGCGAATTCTTCCTAATCTTAAATATTGAATCCCTTAGAGAGCCTAAGAGAGCCAAAGGAGACAAAAAACCTTACTCAAAGCAAGAACAACTCCAGTTAGACATCCTAGAAGAATTAGAGATCATGTGCAAAGACGGCACAATTGGAATGGTGATCATTGACGAATTCCACAAATGTAAAAACTCTGAGAGTCAGCAAGGTAAAGCTATTCACTATCTAGATTCAAAATTTAAACTTCCAATGACTGGTACACCACTTATGAATAGCCCTCTTGACTTACACAATGTTCTAAAATGGATCGGAGTAGAAAAACACTCCTTCTATCAATTTAAAAAACATTTCTGCATTATGGGTGGATTCCAAAATTACGAAATCGTAGGATACAAGAATTTAGACCAGCTTCGTAATGTAGTGGATGCGAATATGCTCCGCAGAAAGAAGTCAGAAGTCCTTAACTTACCTCCTAAGATTCGTTCAATAGAATATGTAGAAATGACCGCCAAGCAAGCTCAGCTCTACGGAGAAATTAAAAACGCCATACAAGCTAATCTCAATGATATAGTGCTATCTGATAACCCGCTTGCAGAACTTATCAGACTAAGACAAGTTACGGGACATACTTCCATTCTTAGTCAAAAAATCCAAGAGTCAGCAAAGGTTGATCGACTAAAAGAGATCATTGAAGAACTTGCAGAAAACGGGCAGAAAGCCATCATCTTCAGTAACTGGACTTCCATGACTGATATCTTAGTTAAAGAGCTTAAGCAGTATAATCCAGCTGTCGTAACTGGTGAAACTAAGGATAGTCAAGCTGAAGTCGTTAAATTCCAGAATGATCCTAAGTGTAAATTGATCATTGGTACGATAAGTAAGTTAGGAACTGGATTTACATTGACTGCCGCTTCAACCGTTATTTTTCTCGATAAGCCTTGGAATCTTGCAAACACTGAGCAAGCAGAAGACCGCGCACATAGAATTGGTACAGTTGGTACAGTCAATGTTGTAACCTTAGTTTGCCGAGACACTATCGACGAACGTATTGAAGAAATCATAACCGAGAAAGGTGACCTAGCTGAAGCTCTCGTGGACGGTAACTTCAAGAAGCTCAATAAACGTGACCTGGTAGAAAGACTTTTAAGATAAGTCTTTCTACTTGGTTCGTTAAAACTAGACAACTTATGCATATTAGCGTATAATATTGACTACTATAAATTTTAGGGAGGAAGATCAAAATGAGATTAGAAAATGGTGTTAACTATTTAACTATAGGTGAAGTTTCTGAGATAATTAGGAGGTCTCCAAGTACAATTAAGAACTGGTATGAATGGTATGAATTGCAAGACAGCGCGGAGAGAGCTAAAGCCCCGCTTCCAGAAATGCACAATGACCTTGATGCAAAAGGTACCAGATATTTCAGAGAAGATCAAGTAAAGTTATTCGAAGTATTTAAAGAGGGGAGAAAGTACGGTAAGATGGCAACTGTGAGCAGAACTAAGTGGGGACAGAGAGGATGATGTAACTATGGCAAGGTGTGAAGATTGTAATAAATTCGTATCCTTTGACGAACCTCAGGCGGAGGTAGAATCTGACGATATTATCAGTGGTGAAGTATGCATAGATGTAAGAGTTGTATTACCATGTGCTGAATGCAGCACAGAGATTAAAGAAACTACCTTAGTATACGAGGAGACTGTTGAATGTCCAACTTGCGGTCAAGATCATTTGGATGAGTTATCTATTGAAGACGCTAATGCAACAGGTCAAGAGATTTATGAAGATGCTTTCAGTCCTAAGACAGGTAAGAAGCTGAAGCATCAAACGAAGTATTATGGTGCTGAGGTTACTTTTATGCTCTGTTGTGAGAGGTGCGGAGAGAGCGAAGAACACACTGGATATGTAAAAGAACTTCCTAGTAGTTTTGACGATTGCTAAAATAAATATTGAATGGAACTAGAGTACGCTTAAAAAGCGTACTCTTTTTATTATATATCTAGTATTACGAATTAAAATACTAGGAGGTAACTAAGTGAATTTAATCAAAGACATCCAAGAATTCTATGCCCTTAACACTGAAAGCAACCGTCTGAAGAAACTGAAAGATCCTATCAACGACAGCATTAAAACTCAAATCAAAGAAGTGTATGCGGTGGCTGACGGGGATAGTATTACCGTCAATGCGGGAGACGTTCAAGCCATTTATCAGAGCATCGAAGGGGTATCTATTAACCAGACGATGTTAATGGAAATCCTCAAGAAAAACAACCTGTCTCAAGCTATCAAGACTATTGAGGTCGTTGACTCAGATGTTGTTGAGCAGCTTATCTATGATGGAGTGTTAAACCCCTTTGATATTGAGCCTTGTAACGAAAAGAAATATACTATCAAATTGACAGTTAAAGCAGTTAAGAAACCAAAGGGGGATAAAAGTAATGAGGATAAAGGAGTTCTCACGGAGTTACGGAGTGAGCTTCGAGGACCGAAAGAAAGTTTGGCACAGGACAGATTTTAGAGTTGTTGTCGAACTTGATCCTACCGACGATTTTAAGAAGGCAAACATAACTGCCAAAAACACCTGCATTCTTGAAGTGGAAAACATGATTGACGAAATTACACGAGACGTAAATTAGGGAGCAACATGCTCCCTTTTCTAAGCCTAATTTTTAAGGAGTGGTATAGTGGAAGAGGTCGTAATACCATACAAACCAATGACTGATGAGGAAGATAAAAAAGAATTATACTTTTCTTTTCCACAAGTGTTGATCATGAATCCTAAGTACAAAATATCCCACTCAGCTATTGTACTTTACGCTATTCTTAGAAATAAACGAAACTTATCTAAGAATAACAAATACAGGTACAGGGATAGTGATGGCATATTTGTTATCTTTACGAGAGACCAATTATCCAAACTGATGAATGTTAATGTATCTTCAGTCGTTAAATATTTCAAAGAATTGACCCAATACGGACTTGTAAATGAAGTTAGACGAGGTTTAGGTAAAGCAAATAAGATTTATTTTGGGAGTGTCGATGCGTCTAACTGGTCCGATGAACTAGATAATTTCAATCATGAGACTGTAGAAACTGAGGATTTAGACGGAGGGGGAAAAAAGTCGTGAAAGCAGACATTGGAAATTCCGCATTCAGTCAATGCAATTGTCACGATCAGAGCAATTCCGGCAAAAATAGCACTGAAAATTCGTGCTCTGATCGTGAAAATGTCACGGACAGACATTGCAATTTGCAAACTCAAGACTTCGGAAATTGCCAACCAAGTAATACTAACACTAATAAACAAAAAGAAAACGAGAACTTTACTAACGTAAAGTTAGACTCTGACGAGTCAACGCTCCTTAAAAGTACAACTAAAAAATCTCAGTCTACTCTTTTTAAGTTGCCCGCTCCTTCAGTTGCTAAAGCTAAACCAAATACGATTAAGAGAGCCTTGCAAGATATTTCAGATGCTAAGGATGGAAAGTTAAGTTGGGATAGTATAAAGCCGCGCGACTTCACCTATTACTATATTACCAAACATAATGAGTTAATGCCTGAAAAGATAGTTGTTGAGTTAAAGTCTTCTCAGGTTCCAAACATGAAAGCGTTTATTGAAAATTACCAAATACCTCCTGAAATGATATGTAGTTATATAGACGAGCTACTTTCTCGCTATTCAGACTACCCTAACCGGAAGAAAGAAAGTTTGACCTTTCCAATGCTTGGCCAAAATTATAAAGTAGTTCAAGAGATCATGAAGAACATAGAGCTTAAGTTTTCTTATGCGGCAGATAAAAAGGTTTTAACCGATGCTGAAATAGCTGAGCAAACTAGACTCAACGAACTTTACAAGGATGAGAAATTTTAAAGGGAGGAATTGTTAATGGTAATAAGAGATTGCCTTAACCGAGATCAATGCTCATATGGTAAGACTCTTCCTCGTGATGTGATATGTAAATATTTCTGGTTATCAGGTGTACCTATACGTGATTCTGACAGAGCAAAAGCACTTGAAGCTAGTATAGTTCATTATCACTCTGTCACTAACTTAAAAAATCAAGTGTAAGACATGCACTCTTATGTCTAGCAGCTTTAAACTTAAAGTGCGTACAAATACGTTACAACAGTTTAAAGAGCTTGTATCACTTAATTATAGGAGGTCTACATAATGGAAGCAGATATCATATTAGCGTGTGATGGCGGATGCCCTCGTAATGGAAAAACTGATAGTATTGGTGGTTGGGGAGTACTTATACAATATAAAGGAGCATCAGTAGAGCTACGAGGTTCTGAACATGGGGTCACTAGTCAACAAATGGAGATGAAAGCTCTCTTAAACGGGCTAAGAGCTATTGAAAGCAAACACCTTTCAGTGGAAGTAATATCGGACTCCGCTTACGTGATAAACTGTTTTAATAAGCGGTGGTATGAAAATTGGGAACGTAACGGGTGGAGAGCTTATTCTGGCGATCCTGTTAAAAATATCCCAATTTGGAAAGAGCTGCTTATTGAGGTTCGTATGTTTAATCACATAAAGTTTACTCATGTTAGAGGTCACAGAGGTCATCCTCTGAATGAGCGAGTCGATGAATTGGCAACTCAAGCCATTTACGAAGCTATCCTTCAGTTATGATTTTAGGAGGTAAAACATTGCATATTACCAGATAATATGTTATTATTATCTTGTGAGCAAGAGTCTCACAAACTAGAGAAAACTAAAGGAGACAGAGCTATGAGTGATCAACGTAATACGCAAGTGGCAGAAACTATTCTTCAACAACTTGGTGGTATGGGTAAGCTTCACGCTATGATTGGAGCAAAAAACTTTTCCGCGACCGAGACAAGTATTACTTTCAGATTTATGATGAACCCAAAAATTAACTGCATAAAAATAGAGCTTAACTGGAAAGACACTTACGATATTACCTATTACAAACTGGGGCGAGTGAATTTCAAAGAGGTCAAAAAAGAAGAGGACGTTTATGCGACTGATCTAAAAAGAACTATCAAAGAAACTAGTGGTCTTGATCTAAGCCTGTAAAACTCTTAAACTGAAAGGATTGATTTTAATGACTCAAAATGAAAAGGTACTGGATAAGGTAAAGAAATTACTCACGAAAGCCGATAGCTCCTACAACTCTAATGAGAATGAGTGCGAAGCTGCAATGCTGAAAGCTCAAAGTCTGCTTGCCGAAGCCGGTTTATCAATGGAAGACTTATCTGACGATGTAGCACTTAAAGAGATCATAGAGACTCTAGTAATGGGATACGGTTCAACTATTTGGTGGAAGAAAGCGTTGGCTCGAATAATATGTGCCAACTTTAGATGCATAAGTTTCATTCGTAAGATTAAAGGGAAAACAAGCATTGGATTCATAGGACTTAAAGAGGACGCCGAAATTGCGAAGTCAGTTTATCAGTTCGCCAGTAAATATTTAGATCATTCGGCTGGTATGTTTATGCTAAAAAATCCGGCAAAAGATGGAAGAGCTGGGATTAAGAATAACTTTTTTAAAGGATTTCTAAAAGGTTTAGAAGATAAGTACGCTGAGCAAGTAAAAAATAATAACTGGGGACTAGTAATTGTTAAGGACAAAGTAGTTGACGAGTACGTAGAAAATATGAAACTGAAGAAAAGTAAAACCACTACTTATATTGCAGGATCCAATGATCAGGCAGCTAAGTTAGAAGGATATAAAGCAGGAAAGAGCTTCAATGTTCCAGTTGCTGAAATAAAATAGTAAACGGGTCGGGGGTATAATCTTCCGACCTTTTTCTTTGGCTAATTTTATATATTAAACATCGAAGCGCACTTAAAAAAAGTGCGCTTTTTATTATATATCCGTTTATGAGGAGTGAGAAGATTGAAAAAATGTTATGCCGCGCACTACTGCAAGCAAGCAAACACAGACAGATGCCACGATTTCTGCGTTGGCTATGTTCAGTTGGAAAATATTTATGAGCTGTCCAATTTACCAAAGAAGTACCGGTATGACATAACTCTAACTAATCCTGGTGATGATCGGGCAGCTTATATAACATTACGAGATTTCATGGAAGATGTTGTTAATCATGTTGAGAGTGGCGATGGGTTATTTATACATAGCGAATACAAAGGAAATGGCAAGACGAGTTGGGCATGCAAAATTATGAACGCTTACTTAAGAGCTGTAGCACTGACAAATAATATGAGGTGTAGAGGTTTATTTGTAAATGTTCCCAAGTTCCTTCAGGATATACGCGACAACTTTTCCAATCCCTCTGAGGTAACTCAGAGAATGATTAAGAACATATTAAGAGCTGACTTAGTTATATGGGATGATATAGGAGCAGAGAATCCTTCGGACTGGGTTAGGGAGTCATTATATTCGTTTATCAGTACGCGAGAAGCTGAGGAACTAAGTCAGATATATACGAGCAATATACCTTTAGAAAAGCTGAGAAAAGACGAATATTTAGGAGATCGAATTGTCAGTAGGATACAAGGGCAATGTAGTATAGTTAAATTTTCTGGTGCTGACAGAAGAAATAACTAGTAGGGGAGTTGTTTTACCATTATTGAATTGCAATGCATAAATCACATCTTAAAGGAACGCTCATTATCTTTACTCAGGCAAAACAATGTAACCTCTGATTATTTTATTACATATAAAAAGGAATTCGAGTTTATCATGGAACACTATACGAACTATGGTTCCTTGCCTGATAAAGAAACATTCTTAAATGAATTTCCAGACTTTGATCTGATTGACGTACACGAGCCAGATAAGTACTTAATTGAAACTCTACAGGAACAGTATGTATATTCTCAGATGGTTCCTTTTGTTCGTAAGGTAGCTGATATGGTTGTTGAGAACGCTCAAGAAGCTGCAAGTTATGTACTCCTTGAATCTGAACGTATTGCCAAATTAAGGGCAAACTATAACGTGGGATATGACTTAGTAAAAAATTCAGATGATAGAGCAGCGGAATATAAGTTTAGGCTTGAGGCCGAAGGTTTACTTGGGATAGCTTCAAGTATTGCTGAGCTTGATACTATTACGCATGGTTGGTTAAAAGAAGACTTTATTGTAATTGTTGGAAGAACTTCTGAAGGCAAGACTTGGGTACTTCTTTTCTTTTTGATCATGGCATGGAAGATGGGAGTTAAGGTTTTACTGTATAGTGGTGAAATGAGTAAGATGCTAGTTGGTTTTAGATTTGACACTATCAACTCAAACTTCTCTAATGACGGATTAATGGGAGGACTAGCTCATCTAGGTACAGTAGATGTTCCTAAATCTCCTGACGATTATTTTGGATACTTGTCAATCCTTTCTAAGCAAGATTGCTCACCCTTTATTGTAGTTACTCCGAAAGATATAGGAGGAGTTAGACTGACTATTCCTATTCTGCACTCTCTTATTGAGCAGCATAACCCAGGAATAGTAGGTGTTGATCAGTTAAGCTTAATGTCCGACTATCGAGCTAGTAAAGGCGACATGGAAAGGATTAAGTTTACCCATATTTCAGAGGATCTTTATCTAACGTCAGAAAAATATGGTATACCAATTTTATCTCCAGCTCAGTCAAACAGAGTAAGTGCTGACAAAACAAAAGATAAGACAGACGAAGCGACTCCTGAGCTACATGAAATTAGTGAGTCTGATGGTGTGCCTCAAAATGCCACGCGAGTTATTGCCATTAAACAAATGGGTTCGACAATGAAGTTAGCTGTAAAGAAAAACAGGTACGGTAAAGATAATCAAGAAATCATGTTATTGTGGGATATTGACAAAGGTATTGTTAAACCTTTTCTGCATGTTAGTACTGATAAGAAAGGGAAAGCTAAAGACGTTAAGAAGATAACTGATGGGGAGGATCTTTTTTAATGGAGATTTGGGGAGTACCCATCCTTGCATCTATTGAATCAGTTATAAGTGTTCTAAAGATGGACCTTGTATCAAAACAGATAGAACTACTGAGAGACGTTAAACCAACTCATGGTAATATTATGTTGACTTGCATTAAGCACGGAGGTGGGGTAGAGAAAAAGCCCGCCTTAGGTATTTCGACAAGAGTAGTAAAACGTAACGGAAAAGTATTCCCTGAAGGAACTTGCCACTGCTACGTGTGTGGTTACACAACAGACCTTCCTAATTTTATCTCTGATTGTTTCGGTCACAATGATGGAGGTAATTACGGATTCAAGTGGCTGACATCAAACTTTGTTAACCTTGCAATCTCGGAACGTACTTCGATAGAACTTGACATGAGCCGAGGCTCTAAAAAATGCTCTGAGCCGCTACAGATTGTCTCAGAAGAAGAGCTAGAGAGCTACCGATACTATCATCCGTATATGACCGAGCGCAAGCTCACAGAGCGAGTCATTGAGTACTTCGATGTAGGATTTGACCAAGCAACAAACTGTTTGACATTCCCTGTTAAAGATTTGCAAAATAGAGTTTTGTTCATTCAGCGTAGAGCAGTTGAGGGAAAGTTTTTTATGAACGCTGAAGCATCTTTAAGAGGAAGTACAGTCTATGGACTATATCAAGTATACCAAAATTTAAGTTGGATTAAGCGTCTGTTTGTTACTGAGAGCATCATAGACGCACTAACATGGTGGGGAAGAGGTGAGGCGGGCATAGCAACACTAGGATCAATTCCAACTGAAGCACAGCTAAAACTACTGAAAGCTGTACCGGTAAGAAAGTTTGTCAGTTCTTATGACAATGATAAGGCTGGGGAAGAAGGTGCAAGGAGATTAAGAAAATCTCTCGAAGGAGATAAGGTATT